ACAGCAGGGCGCAGTTGCCAACGCTGTCGGGTGATAAGGAGTATATTATGTTTATTGATCAAGCAATTCGCAACTTTCCACAATTCGAGCGCATGAATCTGCAAGAGGCCAGGGATGCTTATTGCAAGTGGGCCGACAAGCACTGGGATTTTACAGCTAAACGTGAGCACTATAAGCACACTATTTGCAATGACATTACTAGTGTCAGACAAATAGCTGCAATGGCTTGGGCTGCAGCAGAAAAAGGCAATGACATAAAAAATAAGATTCGTAAATGAATCTAAAGAATATCTTAGGTAAAGACACAGTTGATAGGATATTCAGCAAACGTCATATTAATAAAAAGTTACTTGTTAATGTACCGGACGGTATCTACGATCATGTTTCTGAACGAGGTCTTGGGTGGCGTATGGTAATTGTCGATAAGTTCATGACTCACATTATATCAAATAGGTGGATAGAAAAAGGTGGACCTTCTGATCTACCTGATGTAATATCTAAAGCCCCGTTTGGAACATATCCGGATATATCATGATGAGAGCAAACAAGCGTATATGGGTAACCTTTCAGAAAGAAGGTATCCACTGCTACCCTGATGCACCTGCTGGTGTAGAGTTTCTTAAACACCCTCACCGTCATATGTTTCACTTCAAAGTAGAGATTGAGGTGTTTCATGATGATAGGGATATTGAGTTTATTCTGTTTAAGAGAGAGCTAGAAAATCTATATGAAAAGGGCACGTTACAGCTAAACCATCGATCGTGTGAAATGATGGCTGATGATCTAGCTGATTACATTCATGTCAACTATCCTAAGCGTAGGTTGACCATAACTGTGAGTGAAGACGGAGAGAACGGAGCGACTTGTTATTATGATTGACTTTTGTCACATTGCACCAACGCCACACCTCGATCTAGTCAAAGATCGTAAGACTCATTTGCTACTCGCTCATCTCGTAGAAGATGATCCAGATTATGTTAAGTTCTATAGTGATCTCAAGAAGAACAATCGTGGCTTAACTTACATTCTGGATAACAGTGCATTCGAGATGTACAAGCAAGGTCGTCAAATGTACCCATCTAACAAGCTGATTGAGATGGGTGAGAAGATCGATGCGGACTACATTGTAATGTCAGACTATCCAGGTGAGTCAGGTCAGCGTACTATTAGTGCAGCTTGCTTCATGGCACCTCAGTTACGTGAAGCTGGGTTTGGTACCTTCTTTGTACCACAGTCTGAGATTGGTAACATCCGAGATTACCTCGAGACTTGTTTGTGGGCATCAAGGATCCATCATGTAGACTACATTGGTATTTCTATCCTAGGCGTGCCCAATGCTTATGGAGTAGAAAAGGATAATAAGCTACAACGATTTGTTAGTCGGTGGAAAGTACTGACAAAGTTGACGCGTATGGGCTTCTTTGGTAACGTAGTAATGAATAAGAAGAAGATCCATATGCTTGGTATGGTTGATGGGCCTAACGAGATTGATCTAGTTAAACACTTCCCTATCGATACTTGGGACAGTAGTGCTGCTGTATGGACTGGTCTTAACGGTATACGTTTCGATGGATCACCTACTGGTTTAATAGATGGAAAATTTGAATTAGAGGTTGACTTTAACCACCATACCACTGATAGTAGCCTAGTAGATTTGGCGCTTGACAACATGGCTTATATTGACGGACTTTGTTCTAATGAGTGAGAAGTTTAGATTTAATGAAGATGAAATTCTAGCCGAAGCATTAACTTACCTTGAATCTACTTACGTAGGTCACTATGTTGGTGAGCTAGCAGGTAAAGAGCAGAATAATATTCAGACGATTGACGTATGGCAGACCCTCGGGTCTGTCGATACTACGTGTCGGGATACTGCTATCAAGTATTTGATGCGGTATGGTAAGAAGGAAGGACACAATAAGAAGGATTTGCTTAAAGCAATCCACTATATTGTTTTGTTATGGTATTTCACACAGGACACATTTGACGATGATTCATCTAGCATCACCAAACTCGAAATCGTCCCTAAGTAAGTTCGACGTCGATCAAGTACAACCAAATGCAATTGACCTGCGTGTGGATAAGATATTCCAAACGTATGGTCAGGTGTTTGTAATTAGCGAACAGGAAAAGGCTCATAGAGAATCAAGAGAGATTCAACCTACTGATCATTGGTGGAGGCTGGATCCTGGTAGCTATGAAATTATAATGGAAGGTATTGTCTCCATCGGCGATGATGAAGCCGGGTGGGTGATCACTAGATCAAGTCTCAATCGTAATGGTTGTTTCATTACATCTGGTTTGTACGATTCTGGATATGAGGGTGTAATGGCTGGTGTCCTTCATGTAAACAATGGACCGATTAGAATCAAACGTGGGACACGTGTAGGTCAATTTTTATTATTTAAAGCTGAGGCGCTGAACCAATATGATGGTGATTATGGTATCGGTAAGCAGCACGATCAAAAGTATGGAGAAAGTTAATGGAAGTTGAAGTTAGTATTGAAGAGCTGCGTAAGCGAAAGCTAATGGTGTGTACTCCAATGTATGGTGGTATGTGTGCTGGTACTTACACTAAGTCATCAACTGACCTTGCGCAGGCAGCTGCAAAGTATGGAGTAGATTTAGTTTTCTTCTACCTGTTTAACGAGTCATTGATCACCCGGGCACGTAACTACTGTGTTGATACGTTCATGCGATCAGATTGTACTCACATGATCTTCTTGGACAGTGATATTGGATTTGACTTCAATGATGTCCTTGCTATGCTTGCTCTAATGAGTGAAGAAAGCGAATACGATATTTTATGTGCTCCTTATCCTAAGAAGACAATTGCTTGGGAGAAGATCAAGGACGCTGTCGATCGAGGATATGCTGACGACAATCCAAACGAACTGGACAACTTTGTTGGAGACTTCGTGTTTAACCCAGCTGCTGGATCTGGCACATTCCAACTCAACGAGCCAGTTGAAGTACTAGAAGGTGGTACTGGTTTTATGATGGTCCAAAAGCGAGCGTTTGAAAAGTTTGACGAAGCATACCCACAACAGAAGTATCTACCAGACCATGTGCGTACCAAAGACTTTGATGGGTCACGTGAGATCACCGCTTACTTCGATACTGTGATTGACGAAGAGAGTAAGCGATACCTTTCTGAGGACTATATGTTTTGTCAGTGGGCTCGTAAGGCTGGTATCAAAGTTTGGCTGTGTCCTTGGATGAAGACAAATCATATGGGTTCCTACTTCTTCGGTGGCTCACTGGTACACCTCGCTCAGATAGGTGCATCGGCTACTGCTGATGTTAATAAGGTTAAGAAGGTCAAGCGATGAAACTTACACAACGTACTTTCCAAGTACTAAAGAACTTCTCTACCATCAACCCAACGTTGTGTGTGTCCAAGGGTAACATAGTTCGAACCGTGTCTCAGAATAAGACGGTGCTTGCTCAAGCTGCTGTCCAAGAAGAGTTTCCACGAGAGTTCGCTATATACGATCTCAGTGAGTTTCTTGGTGTAGTTAGTTTGTTTGATGAGCCAGACTTTGACTTTGATACGTACTACGTTTCTATTAGCGATGATAACAAAGCAAGTAGTCAGTACTTCTATGCTGATAAGTCGATGGTTACCATACCACCTGACAAAGCAGTAACGCTACCAGACCAACCAATTAAGTTTGATCTTGGTGATAAAGTATTGAAGCACTTACTACAAGCAGCATCTGTAATGGGTCTGCCTGAGCTTATCATTCAGGGTGATGGTGAAACAATTAAGGTGCTTGCAACCAATACTAAGAACACAACTGCTCATCAGTTTTCTTATGAGGTTGGTAAGACAAGCGAGCAGTTCAAGGTTGTGTTCAAGGTAGAGAACCTCAAACTGATTGCTGGAACATATAACGTGACCATCTCTACACAGAGGTTGGCACAGTTTACATTAACAGATGGATCTTTGACATACTGGATTGCTATGGAAGGTTCATCATACTTTGGAGGACAATAGAGTTGGCTAAGAAGGTTGGATCTTCTCTTCAATTTGGTAGCTTAAACAGGGACGGTAATTGCAAGCGTACCAGTATTGGTAGAGGTAAGATAAAGACGAGTTCTATGAACAAGTCTCGTAAACGAGGCTTCAAGAAGTACAGAGGACAAGGATAGGAGGAAGCTATGGGAGCGCTAGCATTGTGGTTTTTGCTGCTGACCGTTGGTGCATGTGGTGTCGCACTATACAGTCTGAAAAGCTAATTACTTTTTTATATTATGAGTTATTGTGATGTCAAAAGATTTTCTATGGGTCGAGAAGTATCGACCTAAAACTATTAGTGATACAATACTACCTGATGATCTCAAGCAGACGTTTCAACAGTTTGTAGATCAGGATAATGTACCCAACTTACTACTGACAGGTGGTCCTGGTGTTGGTAAGACTACAGTTGCTAGAGCAATGTGTGAGCAACTCAATGTTGATTATATTGTAATCAATGGGTCTATGAATGGTAATATTGACACACTGCGTACTGAGATAAAGGACTTTGCGTCTACTATCTCATTCACTGGCAGCCGAAAGTATGTAATACTTGATGAGGCTGACTACTTGAACCCACAGTCTACTCAACCAGCTCTACGAAACTTCATGGAGGAGTTTAGTAGTAACTGTGGGTTCATTCTTACCTGTAACTTCAAGAACCGTATTATTGATCCTCTGCACTCTCGTTGTAGTGTGATCGAGTTCAAGATAAATGGTAAAGACAAAGCCTCTATGGCTAGCCAGCTGTTTAAGCGTGTCAAAGCGATTCTAAGCGAAGAAAACGTCAAATACGATCAGAAGACCCTAGCTGAGCTTATCACCTTATACTTCCCGGATTTTAGGCGTGTAATCAACGAACTTCAAAGGTACAGTGTTACCGGTAGTATCGACAGTGGTATTCTTGCTAACCATAGCAGTAACATACAAGACCTGGTTAGTATCCTAAAGAATAAGAAGTTTGTAGATATGCGTAAGTGGATTGCAGATCATAAGGATATTGATACCGCTCAACTGTATAGGCAGCTGTATGACAACGCCTCGCAGTATGTCAAACCTCAAAGCATTCCTCAGTTAGTAGTCACGCTTGCTGACTATCAATACAAGGCTGCGTTTGTAGCTGATCACGAGATTAATAACGTAGCTTGTATGACTGAGCTAATGATGGAAGTTGATTGGGTATGAATCCTTTTGACTACTTAAATGCTATCAACGATACAAAACAAAATGTAATCGAAGATAGCGAGAACCCAGAGCTAGCCGAGAAGCTGTATCCACCCTATCTTGTTAACAGAGGACTGTCGTTCTTTATAGACACAGTCTATCTTGCTAATGAGATGAACCGTCACCACCACTTAGAAAATAAGATGCAATTTGACTTTCTTATAAATATCGTAAGAAAGAAAAAGCGTTTTAGCAAGTGGTTTAAAGCG